CTAGACGAGCCGATGCCTGTACTCAGCGTAGAGTTTTTCGGACACAGTGTGGGATTGGTTCCACTGACTGCCTCGTCGACCAGTGCAGGACCGAAAGCTGTCTCACTTCGGAACTGATTACTCACCCAATAAAAATGAGCCACTCCCAAGACTGTCACTTTTATTGTGTCGTCTGCAGACTCGTAGAAACCACTGTCGCCGTCACCGAACGCGAGCGATGGTAATGCCGCGTTATCTTGAACTACTCCGGGAGCAACAGTGAACTGATTTGCACCGACCACTTCTTTGGCCTGAGCAACCTGAACTCCGCCAGCGATCAGCGCGAGTATGTCAGTACCGGCACCGCCGATTCCTGTGTCGTCATCGTTAGTGTTTGGAACAACCGTGGGGACGGTCAAAGACGATACGCGATTGATCATCCTAGGACTACCAGAAAGAAATCCTTGGAAATTATTCGACGTTATAGTGAATCGTTCTACGCCTCCAGCAGTAATCCGCAGTTGAGTAGATGCACTACTAAAGAAGCCAGTCTGCCCGGAACCAATTTTAAGTTCTGGCAATCCTGCCGACGATCCAGTCGGAAGAGTTAACTGTGTCCCTGTCAATAGGAAATTAGCATCTCCTTCAATCGTACCGTCACCAGTCCATACGCCGATTTGATTATTGGCGGGAGTGCCGACTTTAGATACGTCGCCTCCCCCAGGAACCAGCGAAATGAGTTGCGCTGCCGTTAATTTCTTGTCTCGTAGATCACCACTCTGGCGAACTCCGAATAGATCGGTGAGCGCCGGAACTGTTACAGCGACGAGATTTGGGATAGTTGAATTAGCCATGTGCTAGTCCTCTATGAGTCGATTGTCCGAATTAGTGTCGTCAATGAGTAGAGCGTCACCCCCGTCATCGATGAGAAGGGTATCGGTAGAAGCATCCACCAGCCAACATCTGACGTTCTGGCTGCTCTGATCTCGCTCCAAGAAGATATCGCCGGTATCATTTCTGTAGACTATGCCTCTCGGGACTTGCAGAGGTGTCGGAAGAACCACGCTGACGCCGAGACTGAAGTTTGATGCCGTCGTTAGGTCGTATGGTGTTGCAAGATTCCACGAACACAAGCGATTACCGGAGGTGACGGAGTAGAGTCTGTCTCCATTGGCAGAAAAAACCATCTCCGCGCTACGAGCGCCAGCATCAGTCTGCGAATTGAACGTGTAGAGGGGAGTCGTGACAACGGTCGAGGCATCGAACGCGACACCGACAGTCTTCGCGTCAATGAGACCGGCATTGTGATCTATGTAGACCACGAGCCCGTCGGGTCTCCACCTCAAACCAAATGACGAAGTTGCTATGTTCGTTGCGACCGTAGCTGGACCGAGAACTGCCGATGCCCACGGAGTAGCCGACTGATCGTAATTGATGAGTCGATAATTTGAGCTGAACCATCGACTGAGCGTACACAAGACTGTTCCATCTGGAGACCATTGGAACGTTCGAGCGTTAGATCCGCCAATCAATACTGACGATACAAAAGACCAATCAGCACCAAGAATGCTCCACGGAGTAGCTATGTCGTACTCCCTGAAACTGAAAGCCGCGCTCACATTATTGCGCCACGTATACGCTTTCGTCCCATCGGGCTTGAAGTCCCAATCATATCTGAAGCTACCACCGACACCCTCGGGGTTTCCGGCAGATTGCTTGAGTTCATACGCACTCGCGGGCTGACTGACAACGGAAGGCGGAGGAGGAGGAATTGGAGGACCAGTGACTATATCATTGGTCACAAGGGCGGTAGTGACTGCCGGAGCAGTCACCCCGCTTCCAGTTATGCCTCCCATTACAGGAGACCGGCTTGTGCGACCCTCAGGACTGCTGTACCAATACCTGAATTGGTTAGCAATCTACAGGCAGTGACGGGAGAGATGAATGTTGCATCCGCGTCAGCTGTAATGTTGGTAAGGTTTGGATGGTCAGTCCAAGTGAAAGGTCCAGGGTGATCACCAAAGACATCTTCGAAAGTAAACTGCAACGAGACGTCAACAGTTCCCGTGATACCAATTCCTAGACTGACGTTGAACGGAGTCTGGTATTGATCCAGGGGGATTGTGGATGAAGCACCTATTGCATTGGTACCGACTGTAACATCAGCTCCAACAGTCCCATCAACTGAGATGCTATCGACTGTTGCAAAGTTCAGTACAGTGGTAACAGTACCAGCGTTAGGACCGGCGATGGTCTCAAGAGCTTGTCCGCCTGAGTCATCAGTACCTACAATGGTAAAGTTAACTAGGCTCAGGTTTCCAGCAGACGTTAAGTCCAGGAACCGTTGAGAACCAATCTGGGCAATCCCAGCGACAACGAGACCACCATTGAGCAGTAGGTCGGCAGGCCCAGTCGTTTGCTGGGCCAAGCACACCCCGTCTGCTACAGCAACAGGCAGTTGTCGTGTTAGTTTAATGAGCCTCATGGCGTTTCTCCTTTAGCGTCCACCACCAAAGGCAACGTAGTCCACGTCAAAAGTGGCCGCTCCACCTGCTCCTTCAACCATCGTAAGAGTAGGATTGAGACCGACTGCAGGGATGTTAGCTACTGCAGGAATGAACGAACCACCACCACCAGGGAATTGGGCAGCAGCTACGATGCCATCCCAGTAGAGGGCGATCTCAATGAAGCCACTCGGGCCAGCAGCTAATGTGCCGACGAGCTGAGTTTCTTGCGCAGCGCCATTGTTCTCAACAACGATGAAGACATCACCAGTCGCTGCAGCGCAGGACAGATAGACACCGTCTGCCGGAGCAAGAGCAGAACCACCAGGGATAAAGCCCAGGATGAATGCGTTGACTACTGGTTCACTCATGTCGATGCGTGCTGTCATCCAGGATGGAACTCCAGCTTGAACGAGGTGCGCATCAACTAGCGTTGTTGCTCCGTTGGCTTCGAGTGAAGAACCTTGAGCTGCTACGCCCGGAGTTGTGAACCGCACGACTCCAGCCGAGCTCGCCAAGATAGACGCCACTGCTGCGCCAGTGATGGCAACGTTTGTCCAATGGTCGAGATAGTTCTCGCCACCAGTAAAGTCTTCAAAGATAGCAGAGACATTCAGAGGCAATGGTGATGGAACGCCATTAAGGACGTTGTCGTCACCAACTGTGCCAATCCCATTTGGGAATTGTGTTACTTCGATATTTAACATTTGAATCTCCTAGCGAAGTGTCGCTGCACTTCAGTTAAAAGGTGGCAGAGGGGGTCGCTGCCCCCTCCACCTTGGTTTTGAAGAACTCTCGGAATCAGAGTCCTGGGGTGCCGTAGACGATCCGAGGATCAGTCCAGTCGGGAATGTAACGCTCTGTTGATTTGTAACGCATGGAGTCTGTCTCGAAGTCGCCTTCCATTGACTTCTCAAGACCACGGCGTTTCATCAACTGCAAACCACGCGGAGCATCAGTGCCGACCCACCATGCAGTCGTGCTGGTGATACGAGACAGATTAGCTTGTCCGTCACTCAGCAGACCCATGGATTTGATCGGGTTGATGTCGTTGTTAGCAGTACCAGCGCGAAGAACACTCTTGAGCAGAACTTCAGACTGGAACACGAGGCTCGGACCACAGACGATCTTCTTGGGCGTCAAGCGGATGCGCTTACCGTTATTGTCCACGGCGTTGCGAATCTGAATGAGCATCTGCTCAAGGGATGTCTGCGACAGAGCTGCTGCAGTTGTCAGCAGGTTAGAGAATACTCCACCAGCCGCACTGCCAGGAGCAATGGGATGGTTGAGCACGTTGAGCGCCACGCCGTCACCACCAACGAACGCGCCATTGAAGGCACGGTTGAGGATGTTGGCGCAAAGCGTCTCTTTCGTTTCGATCATCGACTGAGCGAGATGCTCAGAGTAGATCGTACCAATCTTGATGTGGTCGCCATCTTCGACGAGCACCTTGGTAAGCGCGAAAGCAAGCCCGAAGACTTTGTAGACGTAGCGCTGTATGAAGAGTACTCCGCCAGCATCATACGTTACTGGAGTGCCATCAGGCATCTCCGGCGCAGCATTGAAGCCGTAGAGAACGGGCTCTTCGTGATAAGAACGAGGGGTGCCGTTTCTCTCGACAAAACACCCCTTCCACTCGTCGGCTCTCTGATTGTATATGCCATCAAAACTCTCGTTAAGAATTGGCTCAACAATCGACCGAAAGTCTGTGGACCTCATTGGGACAGCCATAGCTTATAGTCTCCTTAGTTAAACCAGTTAGATGGCAACACGATCAGCCACGTACTGATTCTCAGAGATCTGGACTTGAACGATGGGGAACGCATCCCCAAAGATGTTGTCCGGAGCCGGATTCAATCCGACTACTCTGAGACCAGCATTGGCGCCAGGACCAGCAGCAGTAGCAACGTCCAGTGCAACAGAAGACAGACCTGTGACGGTGTTACCCGTTAGAGCTGTCCAGTCGTACTGATCGCCAATTGCGGCTAGGCCGAGAGAGGCGTTAGCTTGGATCTCGTAAGTGAGATCGTCATCCAACGTGTAGTAAACAACAATTTCGGTACCAACAGTGTTGGCCTCCCACTGATTGCCTACTCTCCTCCGACCATCCGTGCCTGTGAATTCTACACCAAGGAACACGCCAACAGCACGTGACCCTGCAGCAGCAGGCGACAGAAATCCTGTCGTGAGAACTTCAAGTGGAGAGAATTGAAATATGCTCGTCGCCAAACCAGACGCAAGAGTACCCTGCGCTTGCCTGATACAACCCGAGGGATGCCAAGCCGGTTTAAGTCCGAACGGGGAAGCTACAGAACTCATAGCAGTTTCTCCAAATGAAAGTTAGGTTTCCAGATCACCTAGGCGTATGTCGAGACCTATCTGTACCAGTCTCTTCAAATCCCGGTGGTTCTGGGGCTTCGCCAAGTTCATCCATACCTTCCTCTAGCTCGAAGCTAATAGGCGCTCTTGCCATTGCAGTAGCAGCGGCCTCAGCGTCCTCTCTCGCCCGATTCAATTTCTGTTCTTCTTCTAAAGGCTGTTGATGATGCGCTTCCTTCATGTACGCCTCGTAGAGATGTATAGGAAGTTTGAAGGCGACCATTTCATTGATACCGATGCAGCCGGCCCATTCTCCAGTTCTGATCGAAGTGGATTCAAAGCCAGGCACGTCAGTGTCTTTGATTGGTTCATACCCAAGGCGCATACGCCCATGAATTGGATCTCGAGGATTTTCCGTTGTTAGCCAGCAAACATGATATCCCTCAATCGGAGGAAGATCGGGTAAGGCTGATTGGAACATGGTCTGCCGAAACTCATCAAGCCGCTCATCATCATTCAAGACCCTGTCTTCGGTGATCTTTCGATCATCCATACCTCGGTCTCGCTTTGACTCCGATTCAGCATTCAGCTTCGTGTCACGTTTGATTTTCTTCGCCATTAGCTTTCTCCTACAGCAAGCTGCTTATGTTCGGTGCTCAGCGTCATACGTAGCGTACTGTTTCAAGTACCGCTGTCTGAGCTCAGGATCATCCCAGACGCCAGCCTCTACCATGGCATCTTTGCGTTCTGGGCTGATGTAAACTTCGTTCTTCTTGAGCGGACGTTCTCTGCCGCTCACAGACATGGTTGGACCGCTCACTTTTCGTTTTCCTTTCTTTTTGCGCGTGCGCGCCTCTCCATTACCAGATCTGCTTGGGATACCTTCTGCTACCCGCTCGGTTAACTCTTCCCAATATTCCTCAGTAGTCGGGTCCAGTCCCTCATTGACCAGTTGAGCATCAATACGAGATACTTCTCGGGAATCAGCATCAGCACCATTGGGGTCCCACCAAGCGTGGTCCCTCATCCAGTTCTGTGCATGGTTCATCAACCGTTGATCGACTGGCTCTTGCGGTGCTGCTCTCTGCTGTGTGATATATTCCTTAGCAGACTCCAGTTGGCCCAGGTTGTCACGGAGATTATCCCTTATACCTTGGGCCTCAACTACTGCATCACCATCGGATTTCTGGATAGCTTTCGAGATTACCTGGTCAGCGAGTTTGATCTTCGACTTGATGTCAGTAATCCGACCATCAATCTGTGCAGTCTCGCTATGGCCAACTCGTTGATCGAGTTCACTGAACTTACGTTCCAGTTGTTCGTTGCGATTCTGCAGGAACCTTAATTCTGTTTTGTCTCTTGCTCGGGCATCTTTCTGACGTTGACGTCTGGTCTTGCGCTCAACCTTTCGCTTGACTTTCTTCTCGTCATCCTCTTCTTCGCCAGCGCCTAGACGTTCCTCTTCCTCGTCTTCGAGTTCCTCCTGTTCATCTTCGAGTTCTTCCTCGAGTTCCTCTTTCTCTTCCTCCTCGAGGCCCTCACCTACAGGAACTAATTCTTCCTGTTCTTCCTCTTTCTTTTCTTCGGGCGCCATCTCTGTCTCCTACAGTCAGATGAATGCTTTAACCGCTAAGGGATCACCAGTAAACTCACCGATGATATCTAGGTCGTTGAATACTGCAAATAGTGCTGGGTCCTGGCGGTCAGGAACCGGCACCTCCCATCTATCCCCTCCGTACTTAGGGACTCTGACGAAAGAGCCGGCCTGACACCATTCACCTTCTTTCCACGGCTCGAGCGTGTCGCGGTTCTTGAAAGCAACTGGTCCAAGCATGATGACTTTAGCAACCTGAGTGTTCCACTTCTCAGTTTCCCTGGCCTCTTCTGGAATTACAAGACCACCCGGTGTCGTAGTGCGCGGTACTCGTATTTGCACGATGATCCGCGAGCCGTAAGGCTTCATACCACAGTCAACATCAGGGAAGCCGAAGTCCATTGCAGACTCGTCTTCAAATGTCTTCTGTTGTAGTTCTGCGACGCTAAGTCCCGTCATCTTCTTCTCCGATCACTTCACTGAACAACTGCTCGGCACGACTGAGACCCTGCAAGATACCACTCGCTTCTCCGTAGCCAAATGCAGATTTGTCTTTCGGAGTTTTCAGTAAGTCGATACACTGGGCCTGCTCTTCTTTGAGTCGTTGGATGAAGATCTGTTCGATTTGAGGCACGATATTACCTCTCATTGTTATTGTTGTAAATGGTGCCCCACCCCATCCCTATGGGGAGATCAGTAGCCGGACTTTCCGCTGCCAGAGCCGGTGCTGGTGCCAGACTTGCGAATCTGTCCTTCCTTCGCATCGCCTTGCTTCTCGAAGCCGGTTCTGCCACTGTTGCCGGAAACTTTAGGCATCTTGCCCATAGCCATTTCTTTGTGCTGAGGGATCGGTCCCTTACCTTGTTCTGCCATCTTCCTTCTCCTGGTTACTACGTTATAAAACTCTGGTGATCATCTAGAGTCATTTTTGAGTATGAAGGCCACTACCACGTACCTCCTCAGATTCATCCCGAGGGATCAATTCCCGTTCCGGTTGAGACTGCTACCTTTTCACCAGACTCTATCTCAGCTTCCGCAATGGCAAGTGCAGTGAGGTTATCACTCTTGTTCATGTCTTCACGGGATTCGAGGGTGGCATCTGTGCGTCTGTCGTCACCTGCTTCCTTGAGCTGCAGTTCTGCGAGTCGAGCAGCGTACTCCTTAGCCTGCTGTGCATCATCGTTAGCAGCTTCGACTGCTTGCTGCCTTTCCTCTGCTGAGAGTTTGGCGAAGTCCATCTCCTTGTCGTGAGCGAACTTCTTATCCTGTTCAACCAACCTGAGCTGTGCAGTTTCCTTCTTGGTTGCATCATCTCGCTGGTCTTTCTGTTCTTTCTGTTGAAGTGCTGCCTGAGCATTCGGATCAACTGGGATCTCTGGCTTGGGCTGCATCTCTTGCATTGCCTGGATTCCCTGTTGGACAATCGGTGGGATACCTGAGAGTATTTCACCAGCTCGTGGAATGACCTTCTGAGAGATAGCCGCCAGGGTCTTGTCAAGTTCTGCTCGTGTCTCAGGATCTTGATGCTCTAGCATCGCGGTCATCTGGTCATCTTCTCTACCCATGGCCATCTTCAAGATGTTGAAGTTCTCGTTGACGTACCAGAGAACGAGATGCTCCTTGATATGTTCCAGCACCATTGGCAGGAAACCAGGAGCAATGATAGGAAGACCACCCAGCACTGGGGACTGCATAAAATCAAGGTGGACCTGCAGATGAGCCAGATGGTCTTGTTCGGGGAAGGCTGCCACGGGACGCTGTAGACTCATGGCTGCATTTTCGTTAACTGCGTTCTGTTGCTCTGGCTCCGGCATCGGCATGAGCAACTCATCAGGATTCGGTATCTTCGTGCGCTCAAGCAATCGCTCTTCGACTTTCCTTAGATTGTATATCTGAGGCATAGCGGCTGCACGATCTGACACGATCTGCAACTGAGCGAGTCTCTGCACATCGCTGAAGACTTCAGGATCAGCAGTGGGTACTACGTCCAGGGGTAGAACGAAGTCTGCCCTCTGTGCGAGTACCTCACCGATGTCATCCATCATGTCATCTTCAGTGACGTACATCCTGTCGATCCTGTGAAGCAAGCGAATGACGTAGTCCATCGCATGATAGGTCCGCAGGTGGATGGCGGACATCACCTTCATGCCTTCTTCGATTAGGGCAAGAGTCGTGCCCACCGGCATGTTAGCATTCTGCTCGGCTATATTCTCGAAGGTTGTACGAACTACGCCATTGCCTGCATCCACCAAGAAACCCAGCAACTCGTAGAGTACTGGTGAAGGCGGGTTGAAGGGGACTGGCATGATAAGCTTACGGATATCATCTGAAGCAATACCGCCCTCGATCTCTGTCACCTCAGCGACATTCAACTCCTTGCTCTGTCCGCTAAAGTTGGCTCCCTTGAGTCTCAGCAGGGTTGGCATGTTGTTGATGTGAGCAGAGTCGAGGAGGGCACGCAGCGCACCAGTGGCGGCACCCGACAAGGAACCGATCATCTGGCCTAACCCGATTGAGTATGCACCGCGCCAAGGTACAAACGGGAATTCTACCATCCAGTAGAGAGACTGCATCGTCTCGTCTTCTTCTTCCCAGTTGCGGTTGATCGCTACGATCTTCCTTGCAGCTGAGTCGATGGTTACTCTGTAGGGTGAGGACTCTTTCTCTTCCTCATCACCTTCAAGCTCGCAGTAACAGGTTACTTCAAACTCATCACGAAGTCCGTCTTCGTTGTAGCCTGAGTAAGTCTCTTTGCCTTCTATCTTCTCTGTGGCTTTCTCGGATTTGGTTGGCGTTGGGATTTGAGGCGTGACGATCTCCCCGATGTCTCGGTACATCCCAGACTTGACTCGTTGTTCAAACTCGTACTTCGTGATGTGTTCGCAATAGGTATGTCGCTCAGCGGTGTAGAAGTTGCTGGCAGCGAATGGCAGATAGACATCGTCCACCGGGACAAAGACAGGGCAGGGACGTTTCTTCTTGTGGTCGTAGACTAGCCGCAGATACTGAGAACCTCCCAAAGGTAGCTGTGTAAGTAGCTGTTCGAGCTCAGTCCTGAAGTCAGGCATCTGTGACTTGAACTGCCAGTTCATATACTCCTTGACACGGTCAGCCTTCTCGATGCGGTCTATTGTGGGTCTTTCTCCGGGCACATAGGTTCGTACTGGACCGTTAGGTGGCATGAGTTCTCTGATTGCTCTTGCTGCAAAGTCGACACATGCTTGCGTGAGCATTGGATGAACTGCCTTTGAAGCCCCCTCGAAGTCAGCACCTCCAGGAGCCTCTTTACCGAGGCCTGTTCTTTTGATCGCTTCCTCATACTGTTGGTCTCTCTTCTTCCTAGATTCTTTGTCTCGGTCGATGTCTTCAAGCAATCGGGAGGATAACGTCTCCAGCTCTGTCTCTTCGAACTTGTCGACAATGTTGTCGAACCATTCTTCTGTTTGTTCTTCATCAACCTCTTCACCAACTCGGACGATAGCACCTCCATCATCCAGGTCTGTCACTGTTTCCTCAGTGCCTTCAAACTCTTCGATAGTCCCGTTAGCCATTAGTTGAGTTCCCGATACTTCACTGCCATATGGTCAGCTACATGAGTGATGATGTTCTTGAAGGTACAGATAGGACAGCCGTCCTGGTTCAAGATCGCCTCTGGTCCGAACAGTGACAGAGCACCAGACGTGATAGCCGTGCTGGCCTCTAGACCTGCATCCATCTTGCCATCAAGTAACTTCTCGATCAGTTCCTCTGAGTTACGAGATAGGTCTGGTGTCAACTGCCTTTCTACGAGAGCTTCTATCAGCTCATCATAGTGCGCTTGACAATACTTAATCTGGTGTGCAACCGTATCATCCATAAGGGTTTCTTCTTCTCTTCCTGCGCTTCGCTTCTGCTCGGGCTCTTTCTCTTGCTTCTTCTTTCGGGTCGAGCTTGATCGTGAACGGTCCAAAGAACTTCTCCATCAATAGTCTGAGAGCTTGTGTCGTGGTATCCAGTAGATCATCATGCTCAGTTGATCCTGGTCCAATGTAACTACAAATTTGGCTAACCAATGGTTCAGCCCAAGTGCGGAAGTTCCCGGCGTTGACATCTGACTCAACAGCCCAGACGCGACCATTTGCGAACATCGGTGATACAACGTGCAACCTCGTAAGTTTGTCTTCAGAGCCAGGATTATAACCCTCTGTCAGGATATTTTCAGTGGCAAGCGATTGCCGGAGGCTGATCCCACTACCCTTCTCTTCTATGAGGATGAGGTCTAGCTTCCTGCCCTGGTGTCCTGCCCTCTTCCCCTTGGGGACAACAGCTGGCCGCAAGCGTGGCTCATCCCGATCACCGTAGGTTAACTTGCGCTCCCTCTTGATTCTCTTAATGAGCGCAGGAAGTCCGAGATAGTCTTCCCAACAGTCCAGAAGCATGACATGTTTTTCTGTTTGGCCGAAGCGCTTGATGCTAAAGACTCCCCATACTGAACAGGCTGTTGGATCGCTCTCCATCTTCTTCTTGTCGTATGTTCTTTCTTTGAAGGCTGTATCGAGTGAGTAGATAATGTATTGGAACTTGGGTAGCGGCCTCTTTGCTGGCCAGAGTCTCCACTGGGACCTCTTGACAAATCCTTCTTCCTCTGGATCAAGAACCTCACCGTAGAGTTCCTGCCTCCCGATCTTGGTGCCTTCGTACTTCGCGACGTTTTCATAGAATACTGCCGTTAGGTTATCCTGGTTCTCATAGGTACTACCGACTACACAGACACCACGAGGATCATCAACCAGCTGTCTTATAAAAGGTGTCGGCTTTGGCGTGCCTGTCCACAACACTTGTGGCAAGTCGCCAAGACGCAAGCCGAACATGAGGTTGTCCCATGCATCTTTCGGGTACTTCCATGAGGCTATCTCATCGCACCAGATCTTGTTGTGCTGTGGACCGCGCAATCTCTCAGGTGTATCACCAGCAAAACCTCTGATGACACTGCCATTCGTGAGGTGCAGTAGTGGTAGCGAACTGTTTGCTGAAGCTATTAGCTGTGGTGGAATGCAAGACAAGAGACCCGTAGGTCCCTCGAAGCATGTGTATCTCACATCGTCATGTGTTGGTGCTATGACTGCATAGTGTCCAGGTATCGTGCATGCTTCAGCACCTAGCCAGTTTGCTGCAGCAAGTGTCTTGCCAAAGCCACGACCGGAGCGAATGCCCCATATTGTCTTTGCACCACTGACGAACTCAAGAGGCGGTAGCTGCTTGACTCTTGCCATCGCCCTCCAACAGATCTGCCAACGGAGAAAGTGTAGCTCCTCCATCGTGAAGGCATTGAACGTATCCTCCCAGTCTTCATTGGCTGCCTCAAGCTGCTCTGAGATCTCAGCTGCGAGATCCTCTATGTTTAAGTCGTACTCGAACTCTGGAGGAGAGTGAACCAGACCGAAGTTTACGGCTACTGTTGCGATACTGGTTCTCCAATCCGTTGGGCTTGAGAGGCTTGGACTCTAGACTCTTGACCGCTTCCCACTTGTATGCCTTAGCTAGAGGATACTCAGCCAATGATGAGGACGGTGGGTGGCTGTACTTGAATGTGGTCAATGATGTGTACTGCCTCGTTCGAGAGATTACTCCACTTGCTGCCTTGTCCTTGGACTCTTGAGCGAAAGAAGTACGTCTTGCCAGCCTCCAGGTCGATGGTCACTTCAGTCGTGCCTGCTGGCACAGTCACTGGAGTGAAGCCTGATGGTGGTGCATCTGCTGGATCAGAGCATGGCGCTCCGCCTGCCGGTATCGTTGACTCTGAGATATAGATCTCAACAGGACCGAGCAATGTTTGATCAAGAGCGTTGCCTTCACAGTCTAGTGTCGGCAGTGTCCACTGCAGTGTAACTTCTGTAGCCATGGCTACACCAGCCAACACTACTAGCAGCAACAGTGCTACCCAACCTACTACAATACGTCTTGTGATCATGTCGTTCTCCTATAGAAGCCATTGGTTCTGGTACTGGAAGTCAATGCCGTGACCCTGTGTAGCCAGGTAGTCACAGCTTATCTCATACTCGATGACAGCAGCATTGTTGTTAAGTCTTCGGAGATGTTCATCAAAGAGATCAATGCACTGCTGCTTGGTCAGGCCGTCCTCGTTGAACAGAACAAACCTCTTCTGGTCGCCAGGTACACAGTTGCCATCATCATCGCACACTAACTCTGGTACTTGAATGGCTTCGTACACCATGCTCCAGTGATTGCTGTGAGGTAGGAAGGCTATCAGTACTGCCATGAAAACTAATGCTAATGCAAGCATCCAGGTCAACAACTTGTAGTTCATGTCATTCTCCTAAGGGTGGACCAGCTGAGTGGCTTTAGGTCGCAAGCAGCGTATCAGTGATTTTGCACCAATGGCATGACGGCCACCGCAAGTTCCATACCTTCTCAGCCGGTCCATTACTCGAGGTATACTACGACTTTGCGTGGGTGCTGTCCATGCGTTGTATCCTGTATGAATACCATAGGGACTGGCTTCTGAGGCTCAGCCCTACCCTCTACCAGGTCCTCCTCGAACTCGTTGGCCAAGCCGTTGAACTCTGGGCCTGGACGACTGCCAAGCTGACGTATAGCTGTTGCCAGGTTGTCTACCTGATCTTGCAATGCTTTCATGCCTTCATGTGCATCGCCATAGATAGTCTCAAGAGCCTGCACTCGAAGGGTCAGGTTTGCGAACATCTTCTGCCGCATCTCCTCCTGATGGTCTTGAGGTGTGTTCATCCTCGGGTCTGGCAATCGCGAGAGTATCCCCGCTACCTTTCCCTCCAGGAGTTCCAGCCTGTCCATCGTTGTCATTGGTTCTGCCATCTCGATCCTCCTCTATTCTTGTTAGCGCTGTCTCCAGCTCATTGATCACATGATCGACCTTACCTTCTTTGAGACTAGCCAGGAGTTGACCTAGCCATATCTGAATCATCATCTGTTCCATCTCTTCCATCGTCATGCCTCTTCTTATTGTTAGGTGGAGAGGGCAGCACCGGGAGATGCACCGAGCGATGGGCGCAAAAGGATACTACCCTCTCCGTGCGAGACATGCAATTGGATGATGTGTCCTGGGCTGCAAGTCGCGCATTCCGATTATAACGCCTTGCGCGCACAACGTGCGACGACTTTATACACCGTCAGGTTTAGGCTGTATCAGGGAGATTATGGAGTTCATGAGCTCTACCTTGGACTCCTGCTTGACACCAAGTGCAGGTTCACCACCTTTACCTGTGACTTGCAGATGGCGCCGGTCAGACCAACGCTTAGGATCACGGTTGCTTAGCCAGTAGCGAATCGCATTGGTTTCAGGGGGATCAGTCTTGGTGATCGTCTCAATCTCATAGCCGTGCTTAGTCTTGATGACAATGTCAGTGTCGTAGCTGTGGCCGATAGCTTTCTTGTGCAGTGCTTCAACAACCTGCAGATCAGCGATGGTGCGTCCCTCTTCGATAGCCTTCTCAAAGTCAGGGTATATCTTGCGCCATGCTCGAATGATCTTGGGGTTGAGACCAAAGCTAAATGCAAGCTCATCATCGGTCACACCCTGCATTGCGATGGCTCTCACCACATCAGGGAACTCAGGGAGGAATGTGCTAGGGTCAGTACGTCTCTGCACCTTAGCCTTCTTGCCTCTCCTCTTCTTTGTCCGCTTGGCCATGGCGCTCACTATACCAGCACTTGAGTCCAGGGACAGGAGCTGCTCTAACTGGTTGAAATCGTTAAACTTGTAACTGACTTGTAAGTCTCTTTTACAAGCCCAAGCTACTCTAACTATATGATCCGTATAATAAAACCCGACGACTTGTACCACTTGTATACTTGTATTAAAGAGGTGTATCTTGATATATAGCCGATCACACCACACTCTCACACACTCTCTTATCCTTATTTGTATTACCAGTCGTTACAAGTCTACAAGTGTGACATTTTTTCCTTACATTACCGACGCTTAGAGCAGCTTGGACTTGTTTTTGCGGTTACAAGTCCGATTACAAGCGGTCAGAAACCCGTTACGAATCAGTAACTTAGAGTTTATTCGGCTTGTAACTGCTCCAAGTGTATAATTCTGTTGCGATTATTCCTTTATAATACGGGTATAGGAGGAATGCGCATGACCAGGAAGCCAAGACACACCGATGAATCAGCGGTCACCGAGTATGCACATGTTGATTACGAGACGCGCATTGTGGAGCGTACTTTAGCCATACTCGACCGGAAGAAGAAGAACGAGTATATCTGCAGTAACGTGAAGTTGGTCCGTAAGGTCAGCTTAGCGTTACAGAAGCCAGGCTTCAATATGAAGCAGATAGCCCGAGACCATAAGATACCTCATCACACTGTCGTTTACATATGGAGGAAACAGAATGACAACCCTTAAGGAAGTAATCAAGCAACATGGGTTCGAGACCACCCTCGCTTCAATCATGAAGCAGTGTCTGCCCAGGAACCAGGATGAAGCAGTCGAGATGATGAAGGCTCTAGTAACCGGGCTGACCAGGACAATGGCTTGGGAATGTCAGCGACATATCGAAGACCATGACGGGTATGACTGCGCTGAGGGTATCATCGAGGCAGTCGGAGAGAAGGTCAAATCAGAAGCCGAGATGCATCTCAACGATCTACTCGATGCCTTGAATATGGAACCTCTCAGTGAACCCACCAGCCACAACGAACAAGTAGCCGCAGAGATAATGAAGGAGATTGATAATGACTAAAGCTATCCATTGGATTCCCGCCAAGGGACCGCACACCACCACAGAGACCGAGACTCCACCGAGTCTCCCCGTTATGCAGACTTATGTCGAAGGGAACATCGAGGTGGTGAACGTACTCTTCGGAGATAAGGCAGCCCAGATGATCGTCAACGATGAAGGGGCTATCCATCACATGGCGCTCAATCCCAAGGCGACCAGTCTTTACCACGCCAATTCGCTCAAGAAGGGTGAGATACCCGATTGGTTCATTCACGGCCCTGCCATACTACTCGAGGAGATTCGCCTTGACTAGCGCCTTATATATTGACAACGTCGCCTTCATTGTTACCGTCGAGGCGGAGACAGAGAACATTGCAACCATCGTCCACGCTTTACCCGATGATCCTTTTGTCATGGGTATGGTTCTCGTGGACGTGGCCAGGACCTACGCCAAATCATTCCAAGCCAGGGATGACAGCGATACCGAGCACGAATACCTCAAGCGAATCCGCGAGGGGTTTGAAGCAGAGTGGGAGTCACCCACAACAGAGATCTCCTTAAAGGAGGAGAAATTACCATGAATATGACTACAATAACACTAACGGTACACCCCATCACCAAAGCCGAGTCGCTCTTCGCCAAGAAGTTTGGTCTGCGAGTCTTCGCAGAGCTGGACCGGAATGGCAAAGAAGTCGCTTTCTTCGGGGAGCTCCACGAGTCCACCATCAACTCAGTCCCCAGGATCACACCGAGAAAGAAACAACGTCTCCCTATTCGCGTTGACCGACTACTCAAGTCACGTCCTAAGTCGAAACGAGTACCCATCCAAGCCGGTTCTGATCTTGCCCGTGTTGCAGCGTACTGCCATAAGCGATGCAAGAAGCAGCCGGTTGCTCGCGGTATCCTCCAGGATGAGATGGTGGTGGCGTTCGGACTGACCAGCGACCAGGTAAGGCCTGCAATAACTGCGCTGTTGGATAAGGAGAAGTACGATCATCTAACGGTGGCTGACTAATGGCTCGTCAACGAATGATAGCAGGGTACACTCTGCAGCAGTCAGGCATCCTTGCGCCAGGGGAGCCGATTAAATGTCACGTCAGTGTTCCTCAGGATGCAGTGATCAGGCATATCGGCATTGACGCTCAGGGGAACTTCGTATTGTTCGCTGAGGTCTGGTCTTATCCCGAAGGAACCAAGATAAACTTCAGGGAGGAGGAGTTCCTTATCGCTGTCACGAACAAGGTACTGGCGCCTGGCTCATGGGAATATCACAGCACCATCATGGCAGGCCCTGCAGTGTTCCACGTGTTCGACAAGGGGTCACTGGAGATAGTCGCATGAGCAGATGGACGCACAGTCAGTGCGAGCGGTGTTGGAATGAAGCCCACCCGCTAATGAATCCCATCGTAGTCAGAGACGATGGAACGCCAGGGAAGTGTTGCTTCTGCGGTAAGGAGCACACATCCGGCATCTACGTCAGGGAAGACCCAACCAAACTAATGTGTAAACACCCGGAGGAAAAGATGATCAACGATGTTCTTATATCAACCGAGAGAGACCTCGAGACTGAGCGTATCAGAGTATGCGTGGGTGCCGGTCCAGATCGGCTAGTGGATGGCTGGATGAACCCGCTAGACGCTAACAAACTGGATGACATCCTCAACAGCAAGCGGGAATACCAGGAGAAGATTGACGCCATCAAGGAACTGGTGGAGGAGGCGACAGATGCGGATGACGAATCGAAAGAACGCACCTAAGCCTCCATACCCAGATTGGGACAGTCCCGATTGCCAGGCTTCTAAGTTCCAGGGCCTGGTGTGGTATCCTACCGTGGGCCTTCGCTTCGTGGAGCGCCAGGGCGAGGAGCCCACGAGCCATCCTCACGTCTCCAAGGTAACATCCAAGCGGATACTGCAGCAGCAGTGGGAGACGCGCATCGTCAACAACGCAGGGACTATGGTCAACATCGTCAACCCATTCTACACCCAGTGGAGGGACATCCCGCTTGTCAAAGAATAAATGGGAATGGAAGAACGGCCACCCGAAGGTCAGACGAGTTGCTGCGCTTAGTCGACGTGAGAGGCGACGTGACATGCAACGTCTTGCAAACTTTGA